GTTCCTATCATTGGACGTGGAGGTAGTTTAAAAGATTCTTTTAAAGCTATTCATGCAAACATTGCAAACAAAGGTGACAAAGCCTTGTTCAATGATTTAGCCGACGCACAGCGAAGAGGAGTTATGGGAACCAATGCTGAGTTGCGGGAGATTCAAGATACTCTAAACAAAGGATTAGATCTTTACGGTAAAGAGCCAAAGAATTTTATCGAAGCTACATTCGGAGAAGCTGCATCTAAAAGCGGAGCCGCTAAAGGTGCTAAGTTTATGGAGGATCTTTACCAAGGGTCTGATGATTATTGGAAGTATTATAGTTACAACGCCGAGCAAGCCAAGATACGAAACATGTTGAAGGATGCTACACCCGAACAGCAAATGTCATACCTGTTAAAAACACCCACACCTAATTTAAAAAAGTTAGATGGGCCCGAAGGACTATTAGGTAATTCTGATTATCTCGACGCCTACAAAAATCTTACAAAGGCAGAACGTGTTGACCCCCGTGTTTTAAAAAATTTGGGGATGAAAATGCCGGACAATCAAATAATTGACGAGTTAATTAAAAACCGTGCTGCTCAAATTGTTAGAGATACTGTTCCAAACTACAACAAAGGTGCATCTGATCTTATAAAGTTAGGTCGTAAGCTTCCTGTTGGTAACTTTATTACCTTCCCTGCGGAGATGATGCGTACTGGATTTAATATTGTTAAACAGGGTCTCGATGACATGGCATCTGATATTCCTGCTGTACAGGCTAGAGGTCGGCAACGTTTAGCAGGGTTTGCTACTACCACTGTTGTTGTTCCAGCCGCTGTTCTTGAAACGGCGTATGCAGTTACGGGGGTAAGCCGTGAAGAAATGGAAGCTTACAAACGATCTTTTGGGGCACCTTGGGAGAAAGGTTCTGTCTTGGTTCCAACAGGTAGAACAGAAGATGGTAAAATTAAATACATTAACTTTAGCACATCTAATCCATATGATGTGCTGTCTAGGTTTGCTAACCGAGCAATTAACGAAGCGGATGAAGCAATAAAAGAAGGTAAAGATCCAGGTCAAGCCTTTAGCGGTATTGTTGGAAATACAGTTAAAGAGTTTCTAGAACCCTTTATGTCTGAAGCTATTCTTACTGAAGCAATTATAGATATATCTTTTAGAAATGGACGAACAAGTACAGGTGCTGAAGTTTATAACCCGCAGGATTCAGTTGGAACTAAAGGTATAAAAATGATGTTGCATTTAGCTGATACTATAATGCCAGGTTTTGTTCCTGCTAATATAACTTCTGGTGGCGTTGAGCCTAGCAGGTTATTGCGCGGTGTTCTTGGAACAGAAGATGGACCTATTAGTTACAAAGATAAGATGGGACGTGAGCGTACCTTTGTTGGTGAGATGGCTCGTTCCATGACTGGTGTAACTCCACTGGAGTTTGATCCAAAGAAAGGTCTGGAGTATGGTGGGTTCCGTATGCAACGGGCACAAACAGACTCAAAAAGAATGTTTAACAAGGTCGTTGATGATGAGAACGCAGACTCAGATACTTTGTTTAATGCATTTGTAGATGCGAACGAGGCTAAGTTGCGCGTTGACCGTCAGTATTATCAGATGGTGGAAGACCTTCGAACTATGGGCATGAAGGATTCTGAAATACGCAGGGTGTTTAAACGAGAAGGTATTGGCGGTGTCAAAGGCATAATGCGTGGAGAGTTTGAACCATTTAAAATGTCAGACAAGAACAGAAAAGACATGCAGAAAGCTGGCATATATGATCAATATCCACGGGCTAAAATCAATGAGTTAAGAAAACAAATGAAAAGAATGCCTTTGGCTCCAGACGATGGACCAAGTCAAGCAAGAAATCCAAGGCCCGTTCCTGTAAAACCGTCTACTACAATATTTGGAGATCCGTCTTCATCGTTGTCTCCTCCGGCACCGATTGTGCCTACAGGACCTAGGCCGGCTCTTGGACCGCCAACAACTACAATGTTTGGGGACTCATCGTTAATTGGAGGAGACCCTGCTACTCAGGAGATAGCGAATCGTTTGGGTAGAGGTTAGAACTCTTCGACTTCTACCTTAACTCCAACGCCACCAAACAACTGAACTAGATCGTTGGCATCCTCCTCGACCTCGGCTAGGATCTCGTCATCAATCATGCTGGCTAGTCTCAGGGATGTATTAACTAACTGCATCAGGGCGGCAAGCTGCATGGGGTGCATCTGATCTATGCCTAAACTTTTAAACTTCTTGATCTTCATTCAATCTCTCCCCAATTATCCTTGAGTTCTTGATCAATCTTGGAAGGAACCTTTAAAGGTACGCCAGTCTCCATAATCTCTTTGACTTGAGTGGCTTGTTTGTCGCTTCCTATACTGAAGCATAACTCATCATGGACCGTGAGCATAGGAGTAAGTCCAGCGTTATAGCAATCAAGCATTGCTTTCTTAGTCTGATCGGCCGCGGATCCTTGGATCAAACGGTTCAATGCCTTGTATGTAAACGCACGACGTAACTTGCCCATGCCCCCGTACTCCTTCTCTGCTTCCTCCAGAGGCAAAGGTTTGTTGTACTCAAAAGACGTAGGCTCCCACATATCAAAGCGACACAGCCTACCTAGGAGCGTCCGTATCTGCCCGTTGTTGCCGGCCCTCTTGCTTGCAATGTCAGCCAACTGTTTAACGAATGGAACCTTCTCTCGATGATCAGAGATGATTGACTTGGCCTCATCCTTTGTGATCGCCATTTGATTCGCCAACTTAGCTACGCCCATGCCATACATGATACCCAGGTTTACAGTCTTGGCTTGCTTGCGTGTGATCCCTGCCAAATCTGCAACGATCTGGTGAAGGTCTACATCGCTAGTGTTGAACTCTTCAACGATGGTTTGAAGCACAGGATCCTGCATGTTGGGTGGCATTGATGCTGCAAAGTGTACCAATAACCTTGGCTCTTGGCTTGAGTAATCAAATGATCCCCACTTGTCTCCATCCTCTGGTATAAACAATCCTCGGATTAACTTCTTGATCTCCTTGTCACGGGCTGGAATCTGCTGAAGGTTGGGGTTGCTTGAAGAAAATCTTCCGGTGACAGTACCTCCTTCATCCCTGCGAGTAGAGTGCAGTTCTGTGTGGATCCGCCCGTTGTGTTCATGCTTCAAGATGCTGTCGATGAATGTACTGTCTGCCTTGTCGAACTCACGAAGCTTAACCAATGACTGGCAAGCCTCATGTGGATGAGAGTTTAGATAAGATTTAGTGAACGACGGGGCTCCAGCCTCGGTCCTTGGATATTCCAATCCAAGCTTATCAAACATCTTGGCTACTGATGCGCCGGCCCATATGTCTACGTCTACGCCTGCACTCTTCTTAATATCCTGACGCAACTCCTTGGAACGTTTCTGAATCAGCTTCTTGTTACGGTCAGCCTTGTCCAAGTCCACACGAACACCGTTGGTTCTCATGTCCAACAGGCAAGGTATCAAACCAGTCTCGAGTTTCCAAATAGACCAGAGGTCCTGCTTCTCTAACTGGATCTTCAGAGCCTGCCATAACTTCAACGTGGCTACAGCATCCTGTTCTGCATAGGCGCCGACATACTTGGGCGGCAACTGCCACATCTCTGCCTTGGGATCTATCCCCCACTCTTGAGCCGCGGCCTTCAGAAGCTTCTCATCCTTGCGTATACCAACGTAGTCCCTTGCCATAGCATCGAGGCCAAAGGACCAGCGGTTCTCGTTTACCAAGGCGCCAGTAATCATGGTGTCAACAATACGGCCCTGCACTTCAACGCCCTCGGCTCTCATCCAGCCAGCATCATAGGTTGCGTTGTGCATAATCTTATCAACATTAGGCGTAGCCATCTGTGCCTTGAGCCAACGCATTGTCATAGTGGGGTCTAGGTTGTGTCCGTTCGCATGACGCAAGGGGAAGTACCCTTTGAAGTCGCCGGCTGCTACGGCAATACCAATGATGTGTCCATCCTTTCTAGCCCATCCTGGTCCTTGTGTCTTTATGTTAGGGTCCTTTGTTTCAAGGTCTACAGCTATCTGATCATACCCCGTCAAGTCAGGAAACTCAGTAGGTATATTCCAATCAGTGTCAATCAACTCCATCTCCGAACGAATCTGATAGTCTTTGTCTTGGTTGCCAAGATTAAACAGCTTGCCTTGAGTCATTATTTTTTCGCCATCTCTGTTAGTTCTTCTATCGATCTGGTCTCTTCGGAGAACTCTCCACCCAAGCTTGAATACCCTGCCTTGTCCGTCCACGAATCATCGTGGTCTATGGTCTCAAGAAGACGAGCCGTCTTTACCCAATCCATCATTAAGACAACGTGTTGCTCTGTCAGGTAGCCATGGCTTATCAGAGCCCCGTTCATTATGACGTTCCATCCATTGGCTATGCGGCTGTGGTTCTCGAACGCATCTCCATAATCCTTGGATCTCTGTCCGTTGACTAAGTCTTTTGCCTTGTCCAAAATTTCATTGCGTTTCAATGTTTCACCTCATTACTATAACCAACAAAAACCATTTCTTTTAATTCAGAATCATACTCGAATTGAGCGGCAGGTAGGTCCTCATCTTTTACGGTGGGGTCGTCCCACATTTTT